GGGATCGCAACTGCTCCGGCTGTCGATACTGGTCGGAGATGATCGCGATGGTGCAGGCCGGAGAAGTCGTCGCGATGTGCCTCGGCGCCGGCACGATGAAGGGGCGTTATACGACCGGCGCGCAGTTCTGCGACGCCTACGCGAAGAACACCCACGGCGCCGTCGACGACCCGCCGGACTATGGGGAGGAGGCCCGTGCCGCCTATGCGGCGCAGGCCGAGATGAAGCACGCGAACGGCCGTCCGAAGTACGCTCCGGACGGGACGATGATGAACGATCAAGGCAACCGGTCGATCTTCGACGACGTCGACGAATAGACCACAACAGGAGAACGACAATGTCAGATTTAGAAGGAATGGACGCGTTCAATCGGCTTCTTGATGAACTGCTGGAAGCGACCCGAGGGAACGCAGCGTTGCGCGAAGAACGCGATCTTGCGATCCGCTCCGGCCGGGAAGCCGCGGAGATCGTCCGCACCGCGCAGGATAGGGCCGATCGGATCGAGCTTGAGACCGCCCGCAACATCGACACGCTCAAGGATCAGCACGAAGCCGCGCTCGCGACGTCCGCGAAGCTCTGCGGCGTCGACGACCTACCGTTCTGAGGGGACGACCGTGAAAGCAAAAGCACTTGAGCTTCGCGACGAAGGGACGTTCATCGCGCTCCTGGCCGTCGATATGAACCCGGTACGATATCCGTCCGGAAACACCCCGGAAGATCAAGAGGACTTTCGGGTAACTGAAATGGCGCAACGCTACTTGCTCCGCCGCGTTGGGTATCCGTGCGACGGGGAGCCGAACATCCTGATCACGAAGCTGGCCGGCGACGGCAGCAAGGCCAGCAACGATCCGTACTATTGGGGCGACCGTACGTTCGCGGTCGCGCACGCCTATATCATCGAGCATTGGGAAGAGTTGCGCGACGGCGACGTCGTAGATGTGCAGTTTATCATGGGGGAGACGAAGGCGCCGAAGGTCTCGGAAAGAGACCGGCTATGAGGCTCCCGTGGCCTCCGCACTACTACCCGGACGACGTCGCGCGGCACGCAACGCAGAACGGCGTCGTCGCCGTTCACGTCGACGACCTGAAGAGGTGGCAGGAGAAAATGAGCGATGCGTTCGATCTCGGCTTCAAGGCCGCCGGCGGGACGATGATCCCGGACGGCGCCCGGGACTCGATCGAGCTGGCGCTCCCGCGAGACGCCGTCGATGAGCTGGCGACGCTCATCGAGGGATCTATCCCGAAGTCGCCCGGACTACGTCAACTGCTCGAAAACATCAGCATCTATAGGAGCCGAAAATGAAGAGCTACTCGATCGTCGGAATGAACTATCAGAAGTCAGAACAATTTATTGAACTGCTGCCGCCAGGCACGCCTGTGACGCTGGTCCGGGAGCCGACGAATCAATACGACGCGAACGCTATCGCGGTCTGGATCGATGGCCGGAAGGTCGGCTTCATCCCGAAGAAGCAGAACGGCGTGCTCTCGCAGTTTATCGACCAGGCCGGGAAACCGCTCAAGGATATCGATCTTCAAGAGCGCAGCGCCATTATAGCGATGGACGCCGCCGACAAGGAGCTTCCCGACGTAATGTCGAAGAGTGTATCCGCCAAATTTATCCGCTCATCAAACTCCAGATACCCGATGGTTGAAGTGGACGGTTGAACCTATTCTGAGGGATAATTTACCCCGACGCATCAACCGATAGAGGACACAATGTCGAACAGCCAACCAGAACTCCCGATGAAAGACATCACGCCGGCGGCAAAGAAGGCGACCACCGCCGCGGCCACGAGGAAGACGGCGCCCGCCAAGACTGCGCCAGCGATTGAGAAGCTTCCGAAGCCGCGCGCAAAGGCCGCCGCCAAGGAGGTCATGATTGCGACGCCAGCGGCGCCGACGGAAGCCAAGAACGTGCTGGCGATCATTGCGGACGCGGCCGCCAACCCGGCGGTCAATCCGGAGAACATGCGGGCGCTGCTCGACATGCAGAAAGAGATTATGGCGGAGCAGTCGCGCCGCGATTTCAACGCTGCATTCATCGCGCTGCAGGCCGACCTAGCGAACGTCCGCGTGACGCGGGACGGCAAGATTGAGGTCCGCAAAAGGGACGCCTCCGGAGAACGGAACGGCGCTGTTCAGCAGGCGACGCCCTACGCGACGTTCAATAGCATCATGCGGACGATCCAACCGCTGCTGACGAAGCATGGTTTCGCGCTGTCGTTCGCGACGGAGCCGGCCGGCGAACGCCTGCTGGTTCGCGGCTTCCTCGACGGGCACGGTCACCAGCGCACCACCGCGTTCCCTCTTCCGGCGGAGACCTCCGGGTCGAAGAACAACGTCCAGGGCTGGGGATCTTCGATGTCGTATGGGAAGCGATATTGCACGATCGCGCTCCTCAACATCGTCTCCGAAGACCCGAAGGATCGCGATACCGACGGGCACGAAGGCAACTTCAAGCCCGCGCGCGGCGGCGGCTTCGCGGAGGCGCCGGATGAGGAGGAGAAGATTACGGTCGCGCAGAAGGATCGCCTTCTCGAAAAGATCGAATGGTGCGGCGTCTCAATGGTCAAATTTCACGCGCACTACGGCATCACGAAGACCGGCGACCTTCCGGCCAGCCTCTTCGACGCCGCTATCAAAGCCTGCGACGACTATCACGCAAACCGCCAGGCCACGGTGAAGCATGGCTAAAGAGCTCAGCATCCGGGAGACCGTTCGCCGGCAGATGGCGAAGGCAAAGCAGGAGGCGGCGAAAAGCTTCCTGCAGGTCGTCGACGTCGAACAGGGAAGCGACGAATGGTTTCGCGCGCGCCTCGGGCTCCCGACTGCTTCGCACTTCTCCGTCATCATGGCGACGGGCCGCGATGGCGGCGACTCGATGACGCGCACGCAATACCTGCACCGCCTGGCCGGTGAAATCGTCACCGACCGGGTCGCGGAGGAGACGTTCAAGTCCCGCGCGATGGAGCGCGGCAAGGAGATGGAGCCGGAGGCAATCGCGGACTATGAGCGCCGCAAGAATGTCTCCGTGAAGCGGGTCGGCCTCGGGATCAATTTCGCGGGGCTTCGGCGCTGCGGCGCGAGCCCCGACGGATTGGTCGGCTTCGACGGCGGCCTTGAGACTAAGACGATGCGCCCCGACTTGATGATCCCGCTGCTTATGAAACCGAAGGTCTTACCGCCAGAGCATCGCGCTCAAGTATTTGGCAATATGTACGTGTGGGAACGGGATCATTGGGATCTTAAGATTTACTACCCGAAAATGCCGGATTACACGGTCCGTGTCTATCGCGACGACGTCTACATCAAAGAGCTGGATAATGAGATACAGCGATTCAATCACGAATTAAATCGCTTGGTTGAGCGCGTTCGCGCGATGGGAGATCAGGCATGAAGCGCGCCAGCCCGGGATCGCGGATTAAGTTCATCTTGGACAACGTAGGATATTCTGCCGACGCATGTCTTATCTGGCCGTTCTCCCGGTACCGTAACGGCTACGGGCGTGTAGGCTACGACGGCAAGGACTGGGTCGCCTCCCGTCTGATGTGCTACTTCGTCCACGGTCCGGCGCCAACCTCGAAGCATGAAGCTGCGCATAACTGCGGGCGCGGATCGACGGGATGCATATCGCCGCTGCATCTTGGCTGGAAAACGCGAATTGAAAATCAGCAGGATCGGATCGGCCACGGAACGTCTAATCGCGGATCGACGAACGGTTCGGCGAAATTAAGCGAATTGGACGTGAAGAAGATCGTTCTACGACTTCGCAAACGGGAGACGCAAAGGTCTATAGCAGCCGACTTCGGCGTAGCTCAGACGGTGATCTCACAGATTAATCTCGGCAAGAAGTGGGCTTGGCTTACGGGGGCGGCCCGATGACGGATAAGGCTCCAAAAAAACGGCTGAAGCCACGGCCGGTAGTTTTTATTTGGAACGGTGAACACATGATCCCGCTGCCGCGCTTCAAGCGGCTGTGCGATCAGCAGTTCGCGATCAACGAAGAGTATCCGCTGGCGATCTTGGAGGGCCGATCGCTGGCGTCGCACAATCATTACTTCGCGTGGCTGCACGAAGCCTTCGACAACCTCGCGGAGGAATACGCGCAGGAGTTTCCCACGCCGGAGCATCTGCGCGCGTGGGCGCTCGTGCAAGCCGGCTACGCGACGGAGACGAACTTCGTCCTCGATACCGCGAAGGATGCCCGGCAGATAGCGATAGCGCTGCGGAAGACGAGTCCGCTTGCCGTCATCAAGGTCAGCGGAAACGTCGTCAAGCACTTTGAGGCCGAGTCGCAGTCG